TTTACAGTAAAGTTATTTCCATTTCCTGATACATCTGCACCTAGACTACCAGAGTTTTCAAAGTCTAAATAGAATCCATTTGTGCCAAAGGTTAAACCAGATACATCTATTGGTTTCCATATTGTTGGACTATCACTATCAAATTCTCCTACATCTGTTGGAGATAAAGCAGTACCATCAACAGCTACAAGTTCAGATATATAACCATCAAAAAAATCTCCACCACTAGCACCACCGCCACCACCAATCATATGTAGTGTATTATTATTCCATAAGCTATCTTGACCAGAAGAGGGGTTTGTATCTGTTGCAAAACTTGTTTCCTCTACACCATTTATATATAATCTCATTCTATTTCCAGCAGTTCCATTAGCACTATCGTAAATTCCAAGAATGTGATACCAGCTTCCGACATCACGAAATAATCTATTAGTTGTTAATTGACCTACTACTCCACCACTTTGATATAACTGCCATTGAAATTTATCGTTATTTAAAAACCCAAAATTTTCTTGATTATTTGATGTTGTATAAACTCCATAAATAGTAGAGTAAATACCTAATTTACTTCTTTTAACCCAAACACTTATACTCCATAAATCTCTATTACTAGCACTACTTGGCGTTCTATTTAAATAATCACTACTACCACTATTAAACCTTAGTGAGTTAGCTACATCATAGCCTGTATCTTTTATGGAGTTAGTTCCAAGTATTAATGGCATTAAATCTCCAATGTTGGAAGTTCGCCTAATGGTCTTGTAACAGAACCATCATCTTGTTCTGTGTATGTGTATAAAGTTTCTAATGCTGGAGTGTTACTTGCATTTGTAATTGCAATTTCCATTTCTGCTTGTTTAGTTCTAACTGCATCTCTGTGAGTAGATATGTTAGATGGTATCGCAGTTGTTTTTTCTGTTTTTCTAGTAATGTACCAATCTGTATTAGATAGTTCTCCAGCTACTTGTTGTTTTAAAGTTCTAATTAAAACTGTTTTTAAACCCTCAACTTTTACATCTCCAACTTCTTTGTCATCTGGTAAATCTCCATCATCTGAATCTTTCTGTGTCCATAAGCTATTAGCATGAGCCTTTGGTGTAGCTGTTCCCCATGATCTTGTAACTGTACCACTTGAATATGCGTAAGATTCATTTGTGTTAATGTACCACTTCTCATCTTTAAAATTAGATGAATCAGTTATTACTTCATAAATACCTATTGCATTTAATTCTGAAGCTGACCATAATTGAAATATTTTAGCTGGGTATCTTACATCTCCTATAACCATAGTTTTAGGATTTGTTATTATTTTAGTTACTGAACCATCTTCTACTAATGCGTACATATTTTAACTTTCACTAAGGTTTAATGTTCTACCTACTTCTTGCCAAATAGCACCATTGTATTTAAAAACCATGATGTCTGTTTTACCATCTGCTGAAGTAAATGTTGGTGCAGTTGAACCAGCAAATTCAAATATTGTGTTCCATGCAATACTGTGTCCACCATCATAATTAATCTCTACGCAAATAAAAGCACCCTCTACTGCATTAGTTGGTGCAGAGAATGTAGTGTTTTCTGTTGTTAGATGATATGCGTTTGGTTTAGCTTGAGTATCCCAAGCAATAGCATTTGATGATGAAGTTAATGCTTGTTGAGGAATAAGAGCAAGATCATTAAATTTAATTGCTCCTGTTCCATTTGTTGAAATATTTATATCTCCATTTGCACCATCTGTAATTGTAATATTTCCAGAGTTTGTTCCACTATTTGTGTCTAAAACTAAATCATGTGTTCCACTAGTAGTTAAAGAAGCAGATGCTCCACCTGTTCCTATAACAACTTCTCCAGAGCCTTTTGGTTTTAAATGAAGATCAACATTAGTTTCTCCACTTGCTCCAAGAATTGGTGGATTACCTGTTGAAGCATTTGTAACTTCTAGTTCATTAACTGCTGAACCTGTTTTTTGAAATATTATTTGTTCATTCCCATCATCGTCTGCAATAAAATGAGCATCGTCTATTTTTATATTAAAAGAATTTGTATCTAAATCTCCACCTAATTGTGGAGAAGAATCTCCTAATAAATCTGCTACTACTGTTGAATCTAAAAAATTAACTGTGTTTCCTGAATAATCTATTGTTGCAAAACTTATATCATCTGTTCCATCAAAAAATTTAATAGTTGGGCTTGAAGCTGATGTTGTGTCCAGCCACATAGTACCAGCGACAGCACCACTTGGTCTTGATGTGCCTGAGTGCATTGAGTTTATCGCTGATAGCGAGTTGTTTAAATCTGTTCTAAAATCAGGAAAACTCTGATTCGCAATATTCATGTCATGTTGAGCCATATCGTTTTATACTCCTTTTAAAATCCTTTTGCAATAAAATCAAATTGTTTTGATATGTTTGTTCCACTTGAGTTTTTAAATAAAACGTCAAAACTATTAACAGTTTTGTTTGAAACTGTAAAGAAATCTCCTGTGTTTGCATCTTCCATTGTAATACCAACTGCATAAGCTGTGGTCTTAAATGGTGTTGTAAATGAAACAGTTTTTGTAGAAGTACCTGAAGCAATATCATTACCACTAAATATTCTGTCAATCATATCAACTGTAATTATGACTTCTGATATTACAGGTGTTGAAGCTAAATCTGTTGAAGTCATAACAATTCTAAATTTAAAAAATCTTGCTGTATAATTTCCAATTACAAAACCTTGAAAAGATGTGTATGTGGAGTTATCATCACTTGTTGCAATTTCTAAGTGTGCATCACAATTAGCTGGTGTATCTCCATCAAAATTAGATTTAGCATCGTCTATATTACCAGACTTATTGTCAAATAAATCATCAGGATTTCTTGCTGATTGTGTTAATGAAGCTGTGACTCTTGCTGTATGTTTTGCTCCTATATCTATAACATTTGCAAATTCGTAATTGCCTGATGCTAAAAAGTCTGCGTTTGCTACACCTGAATCAAAAAATCTTGTAGTATTAGCATCAAATAAACCTGAAGCAGAATCTATTAATTCACTTGAATTTAGTATAAGTGCATCGTCAGATATTGAAACATTTGTCTTAGTTCCAGCAAATGTAGGATGTTCACTTACACTTGTAATAGAATTAAAATTTTCTGCACTTACTACATTTGATACAATAGCTGTTGCGTTAGAACTAAAATTTCCAAGTTTATCTACTGCTTTTATAAGATATGTTCCAGCCCTTGCTGGTACTGTGACCGATGTAGCTGGTCTTGATACTTTAGTGACTAAATTTACAGAGTTTAACCACTCTCCTGTGCCATCTGTTTTGTCAGAAAATCTAATTTGATAAAATGCTAAATCAAGATCGCCAATAGCTGTCCAAGATAAATGTGCATCTTGACCTGTAATATTACATGATAAATCTTGAACATCTGAGGGTGGCAAAATTGCTCCCACGATTTGTCTTTGTGCTGAAACATAACTTGATGATACACCTAAAGTATTTACTGCTTTTACTCTTACATCATAAGTTTCTTGGTCTATTACATTTAAAACTCTGTGATTAAGACCTGAGCCTTGTGCATATATAATAAAATTAGAATCTGAACTTAATTTATATTCTACTTGATAAAAATCTATAAATGAATCCGGAGAAGCACCAACACTTACATCTAAAGCTACAATTACAGTTCCATCATTATATTCAATTAATTGGTCAGATAAAGTCACACTTGCTGGTGCTTGAACTGTAAATGGATTTGGTAAAGTAGTTGATGGAGTGCTTGATACTTGACCTTTTGTAGACCAAGTATAATGAGATGCTTGGTATTCCACTAAATTAAGATTGATTGTATAATCCTCATTAAATGTCATTGAAAGCACTCTAAAAGCTTTACTTGAAAAACCTAAGCTAGATAAAGTGACATTTACAATATCTCCTATATGTAATTCATAAGCTTTAAATCCACAGTTAATACTAAGACCTAAAGACTCTCTTGATCTTCTTAAAATAATCTCAGCCATTTCTTCAGCTTGATATGTTGAAGTTATAGTTCTAAAATCAAATCTACCCTCTAGCAAAAATCCCCCATCTGCTGATTTCATTGTTGCGTGTTTATCTTCGTTTGCATATCCACTATCGTCTATGGCTGGATATTGAACTTCATTAACTTGATAGTTTCTAGCTGGGTCAACGTATGAAACAATAACTCTATTATATTTAGAATTTTTTGTAGGAGAAGCTAAAGCATATCCACCTATAATATCATCTTCTGTTAGTGATACTGAAGCTGAGCCTGTTGTCTCAATAACTAATTTATATTTACCTTGAACATAAGGAAGATAACCTCTCATACCTTTTACAATATCTCTTACATTGTCTAATACTTTTTTTGATGTATCTATAACAGCATTACAATCAAATATATTAATATCACTACCACCTGAATATGGTGTGACCTGTGTGACGCAAACTTGTGAAGCATCGTAAAAACTTTGTAAATCTAAACTTGATGTAGCAATACCTTTTCCATATCTTTCGTTTCTTAAATAATCTAATAAACAAAAAGCTGGGTTTGTAGAAAAAGATGCAGTTTGTTCTGATAAATTAGATGCTAATGTGACAATTTTTTTACCTTTTACTTTAGCTTGAACTTGTGGAATACCACCAAAGACATCTTGATTCCATTTAAACCTTAAAGCTAAATAACAAATACCTCTTAGTCTATGATTACTTCCCCAAGATGATAGAGGTGTTAAAACACTTGATGCTACTTGATCGTCTGTTCCCATAAATGCTTGTATCTGAATATGACTTGGTGAATCTTTGTAAAAAACACTATTACTACTTGCTACTTCTCTTACTGTGCCATGTGTTAATGCACCATCAAATGTGACAACCTTATCATCAACTCTAATTTCTTCTATTGAATTTACCTCTCCCTCTGAAAGTGCTAAAGCGACATACAGGTAAGTATTATCTGTTCCTGAAGTTTCAATAAAAACTCGTGTACCACCGACCAATCTTTCCCCATAAATAATTGGCAAACAGGCATTGTTAGATTGTTTGTTAAGTAAAATACCTCGTTCAGTTTCTTCAAAATCATTTGTACCAAAGTCAGGAACATCAGGCTTTATTGATCTTGAAAATAACCAACCAATAGCAAATACTCCTAAAGCAACATAAGGATTAAAAGTACCATTAAAAATACTAAAAACAGAACCAATTGCTTTTGAGCCTTTGTCTAAAATTGTTTCTACTACTCCACCCATAACCAACTGTCCTTTATAGTTTGTTTCATAATTTTTCTAACTTTATTATTACTATCTAATCTAATCCAATGTATCTTTTTATTTAATCCTAATAATTCTGCACTATTATTTTTTAACCAACTCATTATTTGTTTAACATTCTTTGTAGCAATAAAATCAATATGCAACATAATATTTCCACATTTCCAATTTTTTATCAATCCTGTCTTTAAAAAATTTTGTTCTATTTCTTTATTAACTAAAGCCCAATTAACAAAACCATAAATACCTTGTTTATCTTTAAATATTTTATATTGGTTAAGATTTATAGATGGCAAAATATGATAATATAATTCAGAATATGTATTTTTTTTATATTTATCAAAGCTATGATACAGGCTAATAATATTATCAAAAGTTGTCATTCTCTACCCCATTTAATATCTAATACAGTTTCACTTGAAAAATCCATTCCAACATCTGTACTAAAAAATCTTTGTTGAGAGGCATTGTTTGTTTTTCTACCTGATTTTTTATCAAAGTCTGCCCAATGAGAAACTACAATTAGTTTAACATTTGATTGAGTTTCTGTTTCTGAAATTTCAAATGTATCTATATTTCCTGAGTATAATAATATTGGGTCAGCTATAAGTGAATTACTTGAATTTAATAATCCTCTATATATTTCAACAGAATCATTAACTATATTTTCATTTAAAACTGTTGATATAAAAGTTTGGTCTGCACCTGATAAAGATAAACTTAGTGAAGTCTTTGTAATATCAACTTGTTCTTCAAATGATGACCCACCTACTAAAAATGCAGAAGCTGTATATGTTCTGCTTGTTCCTGATATTGATGATGTTAAAGGAAATCCACAATCAGTAATAAATATAGGTGTTGAAAATCCTATTTCTATTAAATGAACAGGTCTAATCTGACCTGTTAATAACTCGTTTTTTAGTGCTGTCGTTAGTGTTCGTGCCATGTTCCTCGTAATATGTTCTAGTTATAGCTTCTGTACCTTTTAACATGGTAAAATTAAATTTGCTATCAGGTTTTTTATAAGCTTTTAAATCGTTTGTTTTTTCATCAATCTCATCTTCATTAACAATAACAGTAGCTTCAAAGTCTGCACTAATTAAGTGTGTAATTTTGTATTTTTTCATTAAAGAGTTTCTTCAACATCCAACTCAAATTGATATAATAAATTTCCACTATTATCTGCACCTACAGTACCAAACTCTTGAATATCGTTAATAAGATGGACAGTAAATGGAACATTATCATAAGTGACAGCAGAATTATTTGTAAGTGCTGTTATAAGTGGTGGCTCTATTGTTATCGTTGCTTCATTAGACCCATCTGCTGTTGCATCTGCAACTACCATATAAACTTTAGTATGTGATGCAAACTTAACAAAGTCTCCAGCTTTTAAAGTTCCTGTCATGCCATCAATATCTATTGTAGTGTCTCCTACTGCGTGGACACCATTAACAAGAACAGTACCACTTACATTACCTCTAGCATCCTCTATTTCAGGTGGTATTATTGTAAAGTTTTCTTTTCCTGATCTTTGCTTTATAATAAAAGCCATAAGTTCTCCATAAACATCTGATCTTTTTGCTGTAATAATTTGTGCTGTAAAACTAAATCTTTGATTATCAACCTGTCTTGCTAATTTTTTTCCTGATATAGATTTAGAAATAATGGTATTCTGTGTTGATCTAATACCAAGTGTTTGAAATTTAGATGTTGATATTGGAAATGCACCACTCATTATACTAACTCACTTCTTCCTTTTTCTGCTAAAGCATTGTTTATTATTCCTGTTATAGTAC